TTGGTCTTGCAATCGGTATCGACATCAAGACTGACGTTGATTGGATTGCTGATCGCACTTCTTGGTTGTGTAACGGTATGCTGAAGGCTGGTGCTGTTTCTCGTGACGGTCTTGGTATCGTTAAAGTTCAATACAACAAAGTTGGCGCTGCTTAAGGGGAAATATTATGGCTTTTTCAAGAGACGGCTTATGCCGAATTGGTGGTTCTGGTGTTGGTGGAGCTACTTGGCAGTATTCTACTGCTGATGCTACTTCTGCTGTTGTAGCAGACACTAACTACTTTGCTTCAGCTAAGGACGAGCTAGATGCTGGTGACGTACTTATCGTTGTCGGTACTACTGGTGGAACTCCTACTGGACGTATTTCATACGTTGAGTCAAATGACGGTACTACTGTTGTTTGTGCTGCTGGTGTAGTAATCACTGCGTAAAACTGAATGGGGGTTTCGGCCCCCTTTCTTTACAAATTAAAGGTTCCATATGGCAAACAGTAAGCTATCGTTAATTAATAATGCTCTCATTCTTATTGGCGATGTGCCTTTGACATCTCTGACTAGCGGTACTCGCGCTCAGGTTGTAGCCACTAGCCTGTATGACAATATCATTGAGAACGAACTCAGCAAGCATCGCTGGGGTTTTGCTCGTAGCATTGCAGAGCTTAGTAAAGATGCAGTTGCTCCTTTAGGCAATGAGTGGGAAACTTCCTATACTCTTCCTGCCGATGTGTTGGCATTAATAAAAATTGATCCCAGCGTTCCATATCAAATTATAAACAGCAATGTTTACTGCAACTATAGCGGTACACTTTTCTGTGATTATATGCGTAAGCCTTCCGAGTCTGCATGGCCCGCATACTTTGCCAAGATGATTGAGTATGCCTTAGCTATGGACTTTGCTCCATCTATTCGTGACAGTGCTTCTTCTATGCAAACACTAGCCCAGCAATACTTGAACGCTAGTCGCATGGCTCGTTACACTGACTCACAGCAACACCCGCAAGTAGCTATTCAGGATCGCCCATTTATTAACGTGAGGTACTAATGCCTAAGTCACAATTTCAGCAAACCAGCTTTGCTAGTGGTGAGCTGTCACCATTACTACTAGGCCGTACCGATCTTGAGCAATACTACAAAGGCGCACAGAATGCCGAGAATGTAGTCATTGTCCCTCAAGGTGGCGTTAAGCGTAGACCTGGAACACAGTTTGTGGAAAGCATTGTTCGAGGATTAACTCGTCAATCTGCTATTAATCCTACTATGCCAGCAGCACCTACAGGTCAAGAGGCTGTAGAAGGCGCTAAGATGAATGACGGCAATGATGCTACCTATGGTCAAACAGATGTAAGTGTTGGCATTGGTACTGTTGTAGCTAAGTATGACCTTGGAGCTACGTCATCTAATTGGGTGCAAACCTTTATAGACATTAGGAATGTTATTGCAGTTTATACAGGGTCAGCAGAGTCTGGTGAGCTAGATCAAACTTTTGGCGGAATACTTGAACATTCTGAAGATGATACAACTTACACCCAGCTTACAACTTTTAACATAAACAATACTAATGCTCAGAACTTTAGATTTAGACTTGATACTCCTGGAAGCGTACTAACAAAAAGATATTGGCGATTAAAGATTTCTATTCCATCAGGCGTTCCATATCAAGACTTTGTTGTTCGTATAGGCGAATACGGTTTTAAAAAAGAAGGCTCAGGCATTACTGAAGGAAAAGCATTTGACTGGGAATATGGCCCTGATCAAAACTATTTGGCAGTATTAACTGCTGGTAATTTGCGGTTTTATAGAACCCCCCACGCTGGTAGTGCGAACACAGTCTATGTTGCTGACGTAGTAGTTCCGTATGCTTCTAACAAAATTCAGGCAGTTAAGGATGCCCAGACTGAAGGCGTGATGTTAATGTTCCAAGAGGACTATCCGCCCATTCGGATTATCTTTGATGGAATAGATAATATAAACTCCTTTGTTGTGGACAACATTCCATTTGCTAATGTTCCTCAGTTTGATTACAACGATAGCAATAGCCCTGCCCCTGTAAGAGCGCAGCAGGTTGCAACTTTTGCTTCCGGCTTTGATGCTGGTCAGAATTATGCGATTAATGTTAATGGGGTTACCAGCAAAGATACTTTGTACGCAGGTGATAGTAATGCAGACGAGCAAGCATCTACTGCATTTAATATGCAAAAGAACTTGCAAGAGATGCCTGTGTTTGGATTTGATGGCGTTTCAGTGGAAAGAACCGGCTCTAAAACATACACCATTACAATGCGTGACTCCTCTGCTAATGACTACAATCTGTTTAGCGGATACCCTACATCTGGCACCGGAAACCCTACAATAGCGTTTGCAATTGTTACACCTCAAGGCTCACCAAGAACCGAAGATGTTTGGTCTGCAACTAGAGGCTATCCTAGACAGGGCGTATTCCATGAGGGTCGTTTGTGGATTGGTGGTACAAAATCTAAAAAGCAAAGCATATTTGCAAGTAGGGCTGGCAACTTCTTTGATTTCTTTTCTGAAGAAGGCGAAGATGATGAAGGGATATTTGTAACTATTGATTCCCGAAACCTAACTGACATTATTGATATTAACCCAGATAGAGGCTTGCAGGTTTTTTGTGCTGGAGCTGAGTTTTTGGTTAAGGGTCAAACTCCATCAAACATTGAGGTTGTATCCCAAACGCAGCATGGTTCGTCTAACCTTGAAGCTCAGTCTGTAGATGGAGCCACATTGTTTGTAGACAAGAATGGCAGGACATTAAGACAGTTTGTGTTTAGCTTTAACGAAGATGCTTACACTTCTGCTGACATATCTGTGTTGTCTTCACAGCTAATTAATAACCCTGTCGATATGGCGCTGTTGCTAGGTAATACCACAGAGGATGCTAACTGGGCATTCATTGTAAACGAAGATGGCACTGGCGCAGTCCTTAACACCATGAGATCGCAAGACATTAATGGGTTTACAAGGTGGACTCCTTTTGCTGACGCTACTACTGCATCTGAAAAAAACTTAATAAAATCTTGCGCTACTGTTTCTGATGACCTTTACATGATTGTTTATCGTGAAGCAGGAGGTAGTGACTACTATGATATTGAGCGGTGGAGCTTTGACCATTTGCTAGAGTCTGGTATAAAAACTACTTTAACAGAAACAGGTAGTGACGTTGTAGTAGAGCTAGGCAACAGACTTAACGGATATGAAGTAAGTGTTTTAGCTGATGGCGATGTGCTACCTAAGCGCGTAGTTAGCCTTGTTAGTGGCGTTATAGGCATTACTATTACTGCCGCAGAGCTTGCTGGATCTGGTACAAGAGACTTAGAGATTGGCTTAGGCTTTCCAGTCAAACTTAAAACCATGCCTCTTAACACTAATCCTGGAACTCGTGGTGGACAAAACGCCATGAAACGCAAGAAGATTACTAACATTAACTTGCGTGTGTATAAGAGTGCAGGCATCTACATTGATGGCAATGCTGTACCTATTAGACAGTTTGGCGATGCTCAAGACACTCCGCTGAATACCCCATTTACTCCTAGAACTGGTATTATAGAAGACGAAAATGGTGGCAATGGCTGGCTAACAGAAGTGGTTCCAGAGATTACAGTGCCAGATGGTACGCCATTCCATCTACAATCTATCCAGTATGAGGTTGAGTCTTCGTGAAAGATGTTGTAACGCAAGATAGCATTCACCAGTTACAAGAAATAATGAAAGATTTGCCAAAGGCAGATGTAGTAATAAGGCACCACTTCTCTGATGGAATGTATGCAAGAGAGATGGTAATGCCCCCAGGAAGCATTGTTGTAGGAGCTACGCACAAAAGCAATCACCTATACAGCGTAGTATCTGGGGAGTGTGAAGTATCAGGTATCACTGACAGGGAAACAATTAAGGCTCCGTACTTGGGAGAAACAATTCAAGGTACTCAGCGTGTCATATATAGCAAGACAGGGTGTACTTGGATTACATATCATCCTACACACTTAACAGATATTAAAGAAATAGAGGCAGCTCTAGTAGAGCAAGAGGTTAGTTAAATGGCATTTTTTTTATCAGCAGCAGCAGCAGGAATTGGCACCGCTCTTGGTGTAAGTACAGCAGCAGGGGCCGTAATTGGCACAATGGCTTTAGGAACAGCTACTTCAGTTTATGGTCAAGTTGAAGCAGGCAAGGCACAAGAGGCGGCACTTAAACAGCAAGCAGAGCAGGAACGTCTGGCCGCTGAGAGTCGTGAACTAGAACGCCAGCAGAAGCTCAATGCAGCGCAAGCAGCTAACATTGTTGCTATGGGGTTGTCTGGGAAAAAAGCTGAAGGCACTGATGCAAGTATTGCTTTAGAAAGCAGTAAAAATGTTGGTCTTAGTGAGGGCATGATAGGACTGTCTGATCGACTTGCTCAGGCACAACTTCTTAGACAAGGTGCTGCTGCTAGAACAGGAAGTCAGTATGCCGCTGCTGGCACTCTCTTGAAGGGCGCTGCTAACGTTGGCTCTACAGCATTGGGATACCAAAAATAATGGCAAAACAACAACGAATTGGGTTTTACGGAAAGTTTACTCCCACTGCTTTAGATACATCTGAGGCTGACAAGATGCGAGCATTGGCTGGTCTAGGGCAGGATATATCTAGTGCTGCGTCAACTGTAAGCGAAAGGGTGGTAAAGCCTTTGGCTATTGCTGAAAGGGTAAAGAAAGCAGAGATTGATAGTGCTAAAACAGGTACTATTGACCCTGAAACTGGTGAGCTAAGAGGCCCAGCAGAAGAGGTTGATGCCTACAAGTTTGGTGCGGCTCAGGCCAACGCTGTTATGCGTAACACCTACGAGTCTAACGTATCAGTAGAGATGAACAACATTGTTGACTCTGCCGCTGCTGAGTTCCCTGACGACATTTTGGGCTATCAGAATAAAGTACAGTCCGCGATGCAAGGTCTTATTGGTGCTATGCCAGAAGAGTACAAGGGTCAAGCCGAAAACCTATACGCTCGGTTAGACGGCCCTACTTCTGTAAAGATTGCTGATAACGAACGAAAGAAAAACTTAGCTATTGCCAACACTGAGGTTCGCCAAGCTGCATCCGTTGCCGAAAAAGGCTTATCTAATGCCGCCTTTGCTGGTGACACTGTTGCTACAGCCGACTTTGCTACTGAGTATGCCGTTTCTTTGCAGAGACTTGTAGATCAAAATGACATGACTACAGATCGTCAGGCCGAGTTACTGACTGCACAAGACGAAAGAATTATTGTTCAAGGTAAGTTGGGTGAAGTTGACCGAGCCATCAGAGCAGAGGGTCGTACCCCAGAACAGCAGATTGAAGATGGTCGTGCAATCGTTGAGGCATTGCGTGAAAACCCTGATGCAGATTTGAGCGCAGAGAAAAACCAAGAGCTTATCAATAAGCTAGAAGCCAATGTAAATTCTTTAGAGAGAGAATACTTATCTGAAGCCTCAACTCTGACTTCTGAAGAAAACAAGATTAAGGCAGACTTTAAAATTCAAGTTGGTCTTGGCCTTGCAAGTGATGCAGAGCTTACAGATAAAGCATACAAGCTATTTGATGATGGAGTATTAACTGCTGACGAATTAGCTACAAATGTTATTCAGATTAACAAAAGAACTGAAGCGCAAATTAAGACAATGAAATCAAACGCCACTGTTGCCAGAAAGATTGGCGGTGATAGTGCAGTTGGAGATCAGCCTGTAGATCAGAAGGCAGTAAATACCTATTACGA